CATCGGAATTTTAAGATGCTTAGGCTTGATCGCGATAGCCGTGCCGGCTAACTCATCTCCGCACGGCGGTTCACCGTTATCGTCTACGCAATAGAGGCAACCGCTTGGGGGACAAACCGATAGAGGTTTGAACTTTTCTTCGGAACTACTCCGCGTATAGACAGGAACGCGATGGCCGTGGCACTGGTCCGAAGTCGTATACTCTCTACCGATACTAACTCCGGTCTTGTCGACGATTTTACCACTTTCGTTTCGCTCGTAACGATACTCATAGCAAACGGAGTACGTTAACCCGTAGTCAGAAGCCCAACGAATATACTTATCGTGAGCCGCCATTCTATACGCTTCGTTTACTGTCCGTTGTCCGCCGATATTCTCCTGGAAGAGAGACTCGAATGCTCCGCCACGCTCTGGGCCGAAGCGTTTAGTAATACGATCTACCATCGCTGGGGCCCAAGAGTATCCAGCTTCAACGAACTTAACGATGACGTGATCTGCTCCGGCGTTCGCTAACTTGCGAAATAGAGACTTAACGTGACCGTGCGTAGTCACTCCCGGTATGATCGGGTTGACTTGTATAGAAACGTAGATGTCGTTTTTCTTTAGCCGTCGTATATCTTTGAAGTGGTCGGCTAACGGTAGAGCACCTGGAGATAGCTTTCTCCAGTCGGAGCTACTACAAGTGTTAATCGATTTCTGCGCGTAGCTATGCTTATTCTTTCGAAGAAGACGTATAGCCCAAGAAGGGTAGCGCAGTCGACTCAAGAAGAAGATAGGCAACCCCACTTCTACGCAAGCTTCAGCTGCCTCCTCTGAGTTATGGTAGAGTTCTTCTAGTGGAAGAAACGGATCAGTAAAACTACTGAAGTAAACTGCCGCTCCACGACGTACTGGACGCAGCTGCTTCCTAATCTGTTCGCCGTAGTTATTCGGAACGGTTATAAGGCCGGTACCACGGTATCCGCGAAATCCAGAGTTTACGTAGCAGAACGCGCAGCCTACCGCGCACCAACCGCCGTAGGGTTCAGTAAGAATAGCCTCAGTAAAACACGGTCTTGGTCTAACACCCTTTGGTTCGTGCTTATTCTTATACCAACCCTGAAGAGGTTTCGCTTTATCAATCCTCATATGAGGGTACGGTTCTAAGTAGGCTAAGACGGTTTTGCGATTCTCCTCAGATGCGTTACGCGTCATGCCGATCTTGATCTCTCGTACCTTGATCTTTCTTTTCAAGACCTTGTCGTAAACAGTCTTGATCGGACCTAAGTTATCCCTAGGTTCAGGACGCATAAAATATTCGTAGTTGGTGGCGGCAGCGTTGTCGTCTTCTCCAACCATCTTCGTCGTTATCCAAGATTGTTCCTGATCCATTTCTTTCTCCTATCAGCGTGAAGCCTGATCTACCCACTTGAGAACTGTTCGATGAGCTTGAGTCGATGCTCTACGTACGCATTTTATGTTCGCGGCAGTTAGCTTAACTCTAGCCCGTTCAATAACTCCTACCCGATTGGTCGTATTGGCTGGGTTTAGTGGTTTAGTATTACCAGCGGCACTTCTCCTTTGTTTTATTCTATCTAAGCACTGGTCGAGTGGGGTTGTTAGGAATACAACCTGTAGAGACTCTCCTAAGACATCCCCCATCTGTAACGCCCACTTCGTATCTTCGCTTAGGAGTAATCCTTCAGCGAGAATAACTTCAGCGTCTACCTCTTTCATCACGTCGAAGACTTGGCGAGCACTACCTATTGTATCGCAACCGCCGCACGCTAGTCCTTCGTAATGACCTAAGACCGCAATCTTTCCTTTCTTCGCTGTGTAAAATAGTGGATTCTTTCTACCGTCGATAAAGTGCTTAGCCCACTTGTACTCCTCCATAACTTTACGCATGACGGTAGTCTTACCGCTACCGCTCGTGCCCCTAATCTGAATAACCATTGTATCTCCTCTTCATCTTACCATCGCCTAGCCTAGCTCGTTCGTACTTATCGAACTCGCAGAGGCTATGCTCTATCTCTCGCATCTCCAGCCTAGGCTTCGTATGAATCTTCTTACGAGCTAACGTGAGAAGTTTCTTCATACGCTTTAGCCAATCCTTAGGCCACGCCGGAGAACTAGAGTTGTTAGCTTTACCGGTTGGCTCCTCAGCGATACGGTATAGACCGCGTATAGCTCCGGGACCAGGGTTACACCACGTCAGAACGTCCGTAGCGTCTCTTAGTAGGTTCGTATACCGGAGGTCGCACACGACTTCGTAAGCCATGAATCCGCCTAGCCCGTCGTAAGCGGTTAACGCTTCGTGAGCTTCCTGGAGAGAAGATACCTCTACAATCTTCGCGGTTAAGTTCTTACGATCTACCCAGACGTTCTGAATACGCTCGCAGATAGCTTCCAGCTTAGGCTTACCCGCTGGAGAGTTTATCATAAACGCTCCGGTGAATACTTTCTCTTTACGGTCTCGTATCTTTCCCAAGATACGGAGAGTCTTAGCCTTACTCCACTTTACGAGCAGCCCTTGGTCGAGCAGTATCTCTCCGGTTGGTATGTAGTTAAACCAACGGAAGATAATCGTAGCCATCACTTGATCGACGTCGGGATGGTAGGCGAACGGTTCACGGATATTCTCTCTGAACCATACCGTCGTCTTATCGTTTTCGCGGTACGGATTGGTAAAGAAATACTCACGCATAACCGGATCAGTTGTCCAGGGTTTTGGTTCTCCTCTCTCTTTACGTAGGTGGATCGCGTGGCGTTCCTTTATCCAGTATAGAAAACGTTCGGTTGGGTCTTCAGGGATCATACTACTCACTCCAGTTGTTCTTATGGTATTCGATACTTACCGGCGTAGGTATGCCGATGTCGTTGCCTCCTTCTTCCATCAGCTTGGCTACCTTCTTGACGATTGATAGGTTGCGTTTATCCGGTCTATACGGAAAGTCAAATACAATCTCGTCGTGGACTTGCATAATCATTTTATACTCCTTCCGACGTCTACGACTGAGATCAGTAAGGTAGTTATAGCAACGTATCATCGCTTTCATCATCCACCACATCGCCGTACCCTGAACGTGGTAGTTAAGAGGTACTGTAGGTTTGACCCTACCGTACTGTCTTTCGCATTCGAGCGGATACCCTCTAGAAGGATCTACGGTCTTATCGGGTATCGTCTCTACGTAACCATACTTCGTAGCGTGTTCTACCATCCTATCGTTGAGCTTTTTCATCTTAGCAAAACGAGCTTGAACTAGCTCTTGCGCTCCGGCTTTATGATAAGCTCTATCCGCCGTACCGCTTTCTGGTACAGCTCCGTATTGTACTGCGAAGTTTCCATTCTTCGTCCATTGGTAGTTTGTACTTGCGTACTTCTTCTTTGCTTTTAGAAGGTATTCTGGATCGCTTGTATCTAGTTTAAGACGCTTAGTCCAAAGAATATCGAATACGAGTAGATGATTGCTACCGAAGTATGGAGGCTCATCGGGTTTCTCGAATAGGACTATCATCTCATCTTCTTCTGCTTCGTACGCTGGTATTCGTAGTTCGATGTTATTAGCGTCGAGAGACCACCACTCTCTACCTTTAGCCGGACCAAAACAGTAGCGTAGGTTGAAACCCTCTTGCTTACTGATATTTTGTTCGTTGGGATTACTACTCGACCAACGTAACGTATTTGTACCGGTTGTATTCAACGACGGGTGAAGGACTCTCGCATCTCTCTTTTTAGGGAGAGAGAATTTGACGTAACTATTCATGTAGGTTATTGCCGTGTCTCGTCTACGCTTCTCTAGTAAGCTCTCCAAGAATCTAGGTATTCGTTGGTCTTCGGATAAAACTTTAGCAGCTTCTAGACAAGCTAACAGATCCGCCCTACCCATGCGAAGTTTTCCAGTCGGTGTTCTTATGTTTTTCCTCTTTGCTACGTCTTTACCTTTGGCCCCTGAGCCTACAAAACCGGAAGCATCTACTATCCCCATAAAGGGCTCAAGATACTTTTCTCCAAACTCTAATAGAGAGGTATTTGTACCGCTCTTTGGTAAGGTTACTTCACTGCCGATACTTTTAGATAGACTAACGCAATCGTCATTAAGGGCAGCTGATTGGTTTTGATACTCTCCTAGTAACTCGTTTAACCTAGACTCTGAATAGGTTACGCCAAAGTCTTCCATGTCGACAACGATAGGAAGGAGCTTAAGGCGTTCTCTATAGATAGCTAGTAGCTTACGTTCCTTCATCTTACGAAGATGCTTTTTGTAGAGACGAATCGTAGCGGCACTATCCATGTTCGCGTAGTTCTCTAGGACGGTAAACCACTCGTGGTCCGGAGGATACTCTGACGCTTCAGCTATTTGTCTAGGTAACCAGGCATCGTATTTCCAAACGCTGCCCTTAGCACTCGGCATTCCCTTCAGACCTGCCTCAGCGATCTTCCATTTGGGAAACTCCTTCTTCGCTATCCGCCTAGCCTTTTGACAGGCATCCTTTAGAGCTTCGTTATAGCCGTCTATATCGATACCTAGATAAACTAGCGACATCGTAGAGAGGTCGTGACGGTTAAGACTCGATAAGAGATGTCCGCTTAGTAGAGTATCCCGTACTTTCGACCAGTCCCAACGAAACTTTACGTGGTTAGCTTCGAATACGTTTCTCAAAGCGTGGTAGTCAAACTTAGCGTTTTGCAATACGACGATTTTCGCAGCGTCGATAAGTCTTTGAATCTCGATGAGGTCTTGTCTGGGGACGATAGGTTGACGCGTAGCCGGACAGACTCTCCAGTGCCAGTAGAGTTGGTTATCTTTATCGTCGCAAGTCGTAACGAAGTACGGCATAGCATCGTGGTAGAGGTCTAAACCAGTCGTCTCAGTATCTAACGCTAGAACCTTAGGCATAATGTCTATCCGCTTCTGCTTCGGTTTTGAATTTCGGTGGGTACTCTTTACCGTCTACGACTAGTCGCCAATCTTCCCAAGCGGCTAACGCTCCGTTAGCTATTAGACTCTTAAGCTCTACGACTCGTTCTGCCGCCGTTAGGCGTACTAGTCCAGCTTCTCTCAGGACGGTATTACCATGGCGGATAATCCGCGTAAACTCTTGGTGCCTGATCTTCCTAGTATCGAGTAGCCACTGAAGTCTACCGTCGTGAATAAAGTTGTGGCAGTCTTTACAAAGAGGCACCGCTTCAATGTAGTAGAGCTTACCACTAAGGTAGTCGACTTCGTAACGCTCGTGAGCGTCCAGTACTCCCTGCTTCGTTTGGTACTTTGAAATACCGCAAGCCTTACAATGAAAGTTCGTAGACTCGTATGCCTCTCTCCGAACTTTATCCCACCACGGCGTACCTAAAACTACTCTAGGAGCTACGCCGTGGAGAGGTTTCGGTATGTTACATCCAAGTAGTAGTTTAGGCTCACGTTTCCATTTCCATCTAGCCACTGGTAATCCTTTCTAGCCGACTACTACCGCACCGTTTACACGTCAGCTTCCTGGAAGAGATAGACCTACAGTCTAGGCAACGATAGAGGGATTGGCTACCGCTACCGTTACAAGGTACACATCTACCTCCGGAGCTACTAACGCCGGTGCCGCTACACGCGATACACTTAACCTTCTTCAGGCGTAGTTTCTTTGCTCCTCCCATCTGCGTCTATATCCTTTCTCGGCAGGTTTCTACGGTCAGCCTCTTTACGAAACTCTTCGTACACGTTCTCTGAAACGATGATTTGGTTATCCGATAGCATCGGGTTGCTGATAACGTGGATCTGTCCTCTCCAACAATCTAATATACCGATAGCTAACGAAGCGTTCATCCGCTGTTGGTTAGCCTTCATACCTTTTGAGGCTTTATCCATTAGCTGTTTCAGTTCTTTTGGGTCAGTTACTTGGTTCTTCTCCTGAGGCCCCGTCGTTGCTTGGCTCATCCGGCGTTCGAATTGATTGTAACGTTCTGGCGATGACGGGTGCGAGTCCTTCTCGTTCATAGGTTTCCTTTAGCTCTTTGATAAAGTCGACGGGATGCTTGTCGAGTACCAACTCAACCGTATCCTCGATGACGATCTGGTTTTGTTGAATAGCTACCTTAGACCGTGAAGCTTTAGCTATACGAAAGATGCGAACATCCGTCCCGTACGCTATATTGACCGCAGCAGCCGGTTCTTCCTTCTTCCCTTCAAACTTAAGTATATCACTCACTCTTCTTTCCCTTTCTGGCAAGTTTCCTTCTTTGTTGACGTCGAGTCTCTTCTTCAACCATCTTCTCGAACTCTTCAGCACAGCACGGTACTCCCGGAGGTAATAATGGAGTCTCTTCTTTAGTAGGCTCCGTATTAGTTTCCGAGATACGAGTAAAGACGTCAGCATTCCTATTGAGTAGCACGACTTCGGCCCCACCGTAGTCGATAGTATCACCTTGGTGCTTACCATCTATCGTAGGAGTCCCAGTACCTCCGGAGCCTACCTCTACGCCGACCTCTTTTTGCCCGTCTACTAGCTTCATAACTGTAGGAGAGAATAACGTTTGGAAGACGTTTCGATAGTGGTTGAAATCGTTTTCGAATCTACGCTGGTTCTCGCGTAGCTCTCGAAATTCGTTGTAGACTTTGTTACTATCCCGCGTTTGCTTCGTATAGCGTTCGACAACTTCTTTCAGAATAGTTAGCTGCTCTTCAAACGCCTCCAATCGTTTCTCTAACTCCGTAGCGTAGTCGTAGAGCTTGACCGTAGGTTGCTCTCTTCTCTCCGTAGCTTTCGTGCCGGACTTAACGGAACTGAACGCAACGATGATAAACCCTACGATACAGACTAGGGCAAGTACCAAAACAAAATCCAGTAGAGTAAACTCAACTATCATCCCGTTCTCCTTGTCTACTTGCGCCTATAGCGGTGCCGATAGTTCGTAGTATCCAGACAAACGCGTCAGTGTCTTCTTCGATCCAATCAGCGATACGTCGTGGGATAGGGCTACCGAAGATGTGAGAGCCTATTACATACTCTCCGTCTTCTTTACCTGTACAGTCGTCTCCGAACACGAAGCAATTATCGACTCCAGGTACAACGTCTGCGTTGAGACCGACGATAGTGCTGTTGGTCGTTTCCTTTTTTCCTCCGGTCATTTCGGTTTTCTCCTTCGTAGCTTCCAAGTAAAGTTCTCATCTTCGGGTAGTAGATCCTGGGGAGAAGTTAGTCCCACATCGTCCGACGACTTTGTTCTACTACCTTGTTCTCTTCTTCCCTGAAGGGTTGGAGCTTTCCCATGATGTCGGGGTCCCAACTATGAAAGATGTCCAACCAGATTTTAGAGTAGAACAGAAACGAAACTAGAAGACGTATGATATTCATCGCGTTCTCCTTTAGAGGTTAAGCCAGTACTTCAGTTGCCGTTCGTGTTCCGCTATCCAATCGTATAGATTTTCAAACGTATTACATACGGATATACGGGGTTCCCAAGCAAAGTCCCGTGAGATCCTTTCGATGTTTGAAACGAATACGTGTTGATCGTACGGACGTGGACGGGCGTTATCTTTTTCAACTACTATCTTCGTTATATTTTCGCAGAGGGTAGCAGCCTCTCTAAGACTAATAGTGTTATTGATACCCCCACCCACGTCGTAGGTTTCGCAGATAGAACCACTACGGAGTAAGGCGTGGGCTTGAGCGTTGATAAGCCTACACAAGTCACCTACGTAAAGAACGTCTCTGACCTGCTTACCTCCCCATCCGTAGTAAGTGAACGGTAAGTCAAAGTAGTGAGCTAGCATTAAACGCATCGCCCAACCCTGCTCTACCGAAGCCATCTGGTTGGGACCGGCGATACAAGAGAATCGGTTAATGATTACTCTGAGATCGTAAGCCCGGGCCCACTCCTTGATTACTTCTTCGGCTACATACTTAGAGTTACCGTAGATAGTACGCGGTAAGCCTGAGGCCGCATTGTAACTATCGGAAACCTTGAACGTAGTCTCGACTCTGAATCGCGTAAGCTCTTCAACCAGATTAAACTCGTTAACGTACTCTCCAGGGTAGACCTTATTAGACGACCATTGAATCAGAGAACAGTCGAGTTCCCGACAGAGCTTAAGAATCCAGACTACTTCGGCTACGTTGTTATCGAAGTCAGTAGTAGGATTCTCCATACTAGCTACCGCCGAACTCTGAGCAGCGCAGTTGAGGATGATATGCGGTTTACTGGAACCATCGCTTAGATATGAGGCAGTCATATCCCCGATAGGGCATTCTTTGACGGCGATACCGTTGAGTCGTAGATACTGATAGTTACGTTGATTCTCTGGTCGGTAGATAGGATCTACGCAGAGAACTTTATGACCTAGCTTCGTAAAATACAAAGCCAAATTAGTCCCGACAAAACCGCACCCGCCTGGGATAAGTATATTCACTTCTCATCTTCCTTTGTCTGGTTGAGGCCCCTCAGAAACTCCTCAAGCTCTACGCCGAACTTGGTAAGCTCTTGGGTCTCGTATTCAACTACATTCAAAAGAGCGTTAGAGTCCTGACCTAGTAATCTTAAAATGATCCCTGTCTTGATTTGCATCAGTTCGGAGAGCATTAAAACGCACCCGATAATCCGGTCAGGATTTCTCACGAGTATGTCTTTCAAGAACTGGAATCGTTTTTCTAGATTCGCTTCTTGAATCAAACAAAGGTCATCCAACTTACGAAGGATCTTATTAACGCATTCAAAGTCGTCTAGATTAGATACCACTGTTTGGGCCCTGAGATAGAAATAAGAAAAGAGAAGGATACCAGCCGGCAACAAGTTACCCACATCCCACCAAGCCGGTATCCTTCTCACGGAGAAACGAAACGACCAAGATCAATCTTCGCTGAGATCGTCCCAGCTAACGCCCTTGTAAACTTTGCCGTTGTCGTGGTTCTTGAGGTTAACCGTTTTAGCTTTCGGGAATACGGCGGTTACCTCGCAGTCGTAGGACTTCCGAGAACGTGGCGGCTTGTAGCTGTAAACTTCTTCCTTCTCAGGAACAAATTCATCGCCGTCGTCGTCTTCATCCTCCTCATCGTCTTCTTCTTCTTCTTCGTCGTCTTCGTCGACTTCTTTACGAGCTTCGATGATAGCGTCACCGAGTTCTACCCAAGTCGGGTAGTCATCCGGTTCAAGCTCGAACTCCGCTGCGAGTTCGGTGAGCTTCTCTGCTAAATCTTCGTGCCCGTCGTCTGCGAGTTCGCCAGCGTCGTGCGGGTTGATATCTTCGTCTGGATCAAACTCCGGTTCTTCGTCTTCGTCTTCGTCTTCTTCGTCTTCTTCGTCTTCTTCGTCTTCTTCGTCGTCTTCCAACTCTTCGTCTTCTTCCGGTTCTTCGTCGTCGTCGGTATCGTCGTCAACGTCGTCAGGGATGTCTTCGTCGAAACCTTCGGCTACTCCGCCCCAGACGTGGTTAACACGCAGGTTGGGGTACTGCTTCGTAGCCTCACCTTGCCAGGTTCGAAAACGGAAGTAAACGCCGGACTCTTTGAGTTCTTGGGCGAGTGCTTCGACTTCTTCTCCGCTCTCGACTTCTTCGGTTTCCGCTCCCAACTTTCGAAGTTCGTTAAGCACCCAATCGAAGTGTTCGTCAATCGTCTTGCGAGAGCGGTTAGGCGTATCGCAGATCGGTTCAGGGCCAATAGACGTACGGAGACCTTGAACCTTCATCATACCGCTCTTACCCAACGAGATTTCTTCGGGAGCCACGACGATGCCGGCCGCACGAAAGAAAGGCTCACCCTTCATGTCTCCTTTCTCGTACGTCCCAAACTTACACTCAGTAAGCTGGGCTATGCCGTTTTCGATTCCTGGAGGTAAGTCTCCGCCACCGGGCATCTTCGTTTCGTCTGCTCGATGTTTCTTGATCGCTTTGTTGTACTTAGCTCCAGCCAACGCACTTTTCTTTGCTCTAGCCATTGAGTTGCTCCTCTGGTACTGGCTTTGTTACTAACTCTTCTCGAACGATAGGTATATGCTTTTTAGCTTCAATCCCTAACCGAACGTTTTCACTATTCAAACGAACTACCGTAATCTTGATTAGGTCGTCACCCTCTCCTAGACAAATAACCTCTTGGACTTTCCTACTTAAAACTAACATCTCAATTCCCTTCGATGAGTTTAAGGATTTTCTGGTACGATGGGTCCGAAACGAACTGGGGTAGCTCCGTACCTTTAGGCACTCGGAACTTAACCGTGTAAACCGGATGAGCTTTGGTGCGTATACACCACTCGACGTCACCGCTTTTAATCTGTCGCGTTACCGTCTTCTTCCCTACCTTTATCCGCTTCGTCTTCGTACTCTCCCGGATGAACGCTTGGACTACGTAGTCGCATGCCGGATTTAGCCAACCCGTTACGCTAGGGCTAGCAGCTGCTCCGACGTAGGGTAAAACTACATCGCCCTCAGTATCGGTATTAAAGTCTCTTTCCTGGGCGAGAATGAGAACGTTAGCGTCAAGCTCTAGTAACGCTCTGAGGTATTCCTTCGTTTGGAGAGCGCACTGAGACCAGTCCTGCTGAGAAGCCATACCCCAAGAACCTTGAGCGGGCAACTTTTCTATCTCTAAAATCTCGCGCAGACAAAGATCCTGTAAACCCGTAAGCGTATCCGCTACTACCGTTTTGTACTTGGAGGATTCTCCTACGTGATCTACTAGTCGTTTAACGTCGTCGGTGCTACGGACGTCGATAAAGTCTACACCCTTAACGTTGTGGACGGACTTCGTACCGTCTTCGAATCCTACTAGAAGTAAAGGTTTTGGAAACGTACATGCGAACGTCGTCTTACCGGTGCCGGTTCTGCCGTAGACGTTCATCTTGATAGAGTTATCTTTGAGGGATACCGGCTGGATCCTACTCGCAATAGAACTCTTAGAACGTCGTCTTGGCCCTTTGGGCCGTTGCTTCTTGACGGTAGGCATTACAACTCCTTATAGAGGTTATCCGTCACTACCAAGCCTAGCTTACTTCCGTTATTCATGTATTGGTCTAGTTCTCCAACTCCGCTACGGTCCATCGGATTCCATACGCCGTACGGATACCGATAATGAAAAGAGTTTACTAACTCTCCTTGATCTTCGCTCGAAAGGTTTATCCACTCCCACCAATCCCAAAGCATCTCCAAGATCGGGTAGAGGCAGAGGCGTTCGAAGTCGTCTATATTCTTCTCCGTAAACTCTACTCTCCAACGCATGAAGAAGAACTCCGGTTCACCTTTTATGAGCCCTGCTAGCCGAACGTAGAATTGAGATGACGTTTCTCCTCTCGGATTAGACTTGGTAGGCTTAAACGGACGTATCGAATGTCGGCCGCCAGCTAGTGGGCGACGTATTACGTTATACCGTACGCCGGAAACGGGTAAGTCTATACCCTCTCTCCTACACCTAGCCCGCAACGCGACTAGATACGTTCCAGTTTGTAGATCCCAGAGAAGTTGATTAGCTACCTCTTGCTCGTTGATCTCGCCTTTCGTTTTATTCTCCTGGAGGTAAATACCTTTCTTACGTCCACGAGCGTTCGGCATAGCGTCTACCGAATCGAACTTACCGCGAAGACGTACGATACGTCCACTAGGCAACTCGATAGGTTCGCTGAACGTGTCTTCGGCGTAGAGCGGTTCACGCTTTTTAACGTCCGGATGCTTCTTCCAGTACTGAACGTAGATAGGAAACTGAAGGCGGCATACTTGATACCACTTCTCTACGTCGGCACTTTGTAGAGGATACTCTTTCGCCAACTCTTGGGCGTACTCTTTGAGTTTTCCTTCGTAGGGTTGCTTATTCGCTAAGCACTCCTCGCAGAGATGCCACATGTTACCGTACTCTAGAGCGTGGCTAAATCTAGGAGCAGATACCAACCCGTCGATAACGAGTAGCTTGAAACGCTCTCGGCAGACGATAAACTTACTCAGTAACGATTGAGTGATGCCGTCTACCTCCGGACCTTTCCAGAGACTCATAACTTTCTCCTTCGGACTAAAGACTAACCGACTACTACTTAGTATACCGGCTATTAAAACGGCACTAATTCGCTAAGAGTATCGCGGAGCGTAACGATAGAGCGTTGAACCGCTAAACCTTTTTGCGACTCATCCGCACGAAGGATAGCTGCGGGGTGGATAATATCCGCGAAGAGAATAGACTCTTCTAGTTCGTCCGTTCCTAGGTGCTCTGGCGTAGCGTACGTAGTAGAGAGCTTACCTATTCGTACGATAGCTTGGGGCCTAGCTAGTCTTACAACTTCGCGTAGACGATTTCTACACTTACGAATACAAGACTTACTAGGCTCACTAATCTTGTTCGAGTCTTCGTCCAGAGGAATACACGCAACTAGATTAGTAAAAGCGAATCTCCAGCTGACGTCTTCGGTAGCTTCGGAGATAATACCGTTCAACAGTTTACCCGCTGGACCTACGAACGGATTTCCAACTACGTTCTCACTAGCTCCAGGAGCTTCTCCAATCATAAGAACGTCGCACGGTAGCTTACCTCTCAATAGCACTACCTTCTTTCGAGTCTTCCAAAGCTCACACTTTTTACAGTTACTCCACTTCTTCTTATGAGTAGTCCATCGGCTCATTCTTCGAAACCTTCTGTAGCAAAGTTCGCTCCACACTCATCGTCTAAGATTACGTCTCCTTTGTAGGAAAACGAAACCCACGGAGAACCACAACAGCCGCAACCGCCAACGTTCATTTCTATCTCGTGTTCTTTGAGTATCTCCTTTATAGATTCGATTCTCTCTTCAACTTCTTCTTGGTCCTTACACTTGCCGGTTTTGTAGGTCATCGGTTTGTTCTCCAACAGTACTCCGCGATGAGAAGAGCGTCACACGTCTTTAGCGTTAGCTTAGGAGCAGCGTTACCGAAGTGCTGTTGGGCTGCTCCCTTAAGGAAGTTCTTCCACTGGCTACTCGTTTCGGTTTTCTTCCTAGTCCGAATACCTAAGCCCTTCATCCACTTACGTGGGACAGCTTCCTGGAAAGGAACTCCGAAAGAGATTAGACAACCGCGAATGAATCCGTAGTTGCGACCGAAGTTAAACGAGCTAGTTACGCCCTGCTTAGGCATCGCGTTTACTTGTTCGAGTACCGCGCAGCATTCTTCGTCTACTACCCACTCTTCTAGAAGTTCCGCAATGTCGGTTTCAGTATCAGGCATTGGAGCTACGCCTATCTCTGAGAAGCGTAGTAGCTTAACGCTCGTATGAATACCTTCTCTTAGAAAGGCCAACCCACCACCCTTACCTGGGTCGATACCGATATAAATCATTAGTCGTAAGCTCCTACCTGAATCGTTAGCATGTCTTCTTCGATTGTTATGCTTACCGACGTACCGCGTTCACTAGCTCTCGTACGAAACATAGCAGCCATCGCGTGTGGTTGGCATTCGAAGTCTCTATGCCGGTAGATGCTAAACGGTCTCTTTCGCTTAAACCAAGAGTCCCACGGATAGAGCGGTGCTGGACCGCGTTTACCTTTCTCTTTCTTCTGTCTTCTAATCACGGCGTTCTCCTTTGTTTAGTCTCACTAACTAATACCTAATATACCCGACCTCTAAACGGCTAAACGTTCGCCTCTAGGTCCGCTTTTACGTAAGTTAGAAATCGATTATACTAATAGAGGGACGGTCTACTTACGTAAGATTACGTAAGTAATCTAGTAGTAGAGGGCAGCCGTCTCTTCTCTCTTTACCCTCTACGCCTATTACGGTATAAATAGGTTTCTGCTATACGTACCCTAACGAAGAAGGAGCTAGTAATGGTGCGAGTAGTCTCTACGGAGTTCCTAGGAGATTGTTTATCAGCCAATGAGTTAGCTGACGGTCTGCCTATGAACGAACAAGTATCGAAGCCACGTAAGAAGCGGAAAGGGACGAAACGAAAGATCAAGCTTCAAGAGACGGAGAAAGAGATTGGTTACCAGTATACCCCAGTAACGTTTAAGAAAGTCCGCAGGAGTAAGTAATGATCAAGAAAGTAGCGAACGGAAAGAAAACGGAAGCAACAGCTACGGCGAAACGGAGCCCACGTAAGAAGGAGTCCACTACATCAAAAACGTCGTCAACCCCTAAACGAAAGAGCAGCGGTAAGTCTAAAGCGAAGTCCGACGAGAGAGAGGTTGTCTATCCTCAAGTCGAACTCATGGTAGCGGATACTGATGATCCGTTAACCGTAGACAAAGCTAAGAAGCTGCTCGGATGGAAGCAGGAAACTGATATCGACAAGTGGACTAACGATTATCTCTTCAAGCTTGATAGCGGCAAGAAGGTACGTTGTCTTAACAATCCTACTAACCGCCCTCTTCAACTAGGACGGGTTAAAGTTCTCGTTCAGGAGATACTTCAAAAGCGTTGGAGGCTAAACGGTGAACCGATTATCCTGGGGAAAACCGGCACGCTTCTTAACGGTCAGCATACTCTTATTGCTCTCATCTTAGCCGCAGAGAAGTGGGAGAAAAACTCAGACGCTACGAAGTGGGATGAAGAACCTTGGCTAGAGAAAGTTATCGTCGCAGGTATCGACGAGTCCGACGAAACCGTCAATACGATGGATACGTGTAAGCCACGATCTATCTCGGACGTACTTTACCGCAGCGAGTTCTTTGCGGGTATCTCTAAGAAAGATCGCAACACGCTATCTAAGATGGCTGGTAACGCAGTACGTATCATGTGGGATCGAACCAGAGCTAAAGATGATGCGTTCGCTCCTATCCGTACCGTCTCTGAATCGGTTGACTTTTTAGAACGCCATCCAAAGCTCGTTGACGCCGTTAAGTTCGTCTACGAAGAAGACGGTAGTGAAGGAAAGGTATCACGTTTCGTTTCTCCCGGTTACGCAGCTGGCTTACTCTACCTCATGGGCGTTAGTAGCACGTCTGAAGATACGGAGTACGGAACTACTCCGGAAGAAACGAAAGAGACAACTCTCAACTTAGATCGTTGGGAGCAGGCAGAAGAGTTTTGGACGTTACTGGCTGGAGGTTCGTCGGACCTCTCCGCCGTTAAGCACGCACTGGCGGTGATGATCGAAGACGAGTATGGCGTATCGTTAAAGGAACGTCTAACGCTCATCGTCAAAGCGTGGAATACTTGGATAGCCGGTAAGAAGGTTACGGAGTCCGCAATCAGCTTAGACTACGAAACTGACGAGCACGGAATCCCCTGGCTAGTCGACTCTTCCAATCTAGGCGGCATCGACTTCGGACTAGAAAACGCCGAATAACTTCTAGACTCTCCTCAGGATACGCTCGAAACGGGTAAAACCGCCCTACGAATACCGCCGAAAACCTCTTGTTTTAAGGTCTCCGGTGGTTTTTTTCGTAAAATCTCGACTTTTTTACCCGTTACGGGCGTAGTTCGCTTTACGAAAGTCGATAAATAGACTAACCTCTTAGTAGTCGGTTAGCTCTTTGATAACTTAAACGGCCTGAGACGGAAACGGAAACTTTCCTGAGCGTACTTAGACCTAACGTCGAGACGACTGTTAGTGCTCCTTTGAGAAAGCCAACCGGAATACTCAGCCCCGATCACCGGATTCTACCCGGAACGATTCGGAAAGCAAACTAAGAAGTAGCCCATAGGGGTTACTTCGGTTAGACCTAACCTACCGCCGGATGAGGCGGGTTACTCTCTCGGACTTCTTCCGACTAAGAAGCTCAAGTAGCTACCAGAGTCAACGACGGGCTAAGTCGAGTCCTTACCATACGACGACGACTAAGCTCAACGAGACTACGCGAAACAGTAGAGAGTAATGCTAACCGAAGACGCAAGCTGACGAGCTTGGGGCTACTTCGCCTACGCCGAACTAAGGCACTGGATTACTACGGTAAGTCCTACTTGGTTCGGAACGGGTTGGTGGGGATTGGTACCCTACCCTGACGAGTAACCAAACGAAACCCGAAGGAGATAGTAATGACAACGAGAAAGCTAAGACGTTACGTAGAGAGAATTGACAAACGAACTTTTCGCTACGGTAGCTGGACTATCGTGAAATGGTCTCGTTGTAATAACGAAGTTATTTGGATTGCAACTATCGGCAATGCAATGCGGATTGAAGTTAAGAGCGAAGTGATGGGGTGTATCCTAGATCGAATCGACCAAGCAGGCAAAGATAACTAAGGAGATAAACAATGAGTCGCAAGACTAACGAGACCGAAGAGACGACTGGCTGACCGAAGACGTTACGACTATCTACCTTCAGCAGCAAGCTACCGGACTCTATACCGTTCTGACGGACTGCCGCTTGGTAGCCCAGATGAAGACTATCGAGTTGGTAGCCGAAGCCTTTCAGGCCGGTTGGGGTATGCGGACATTCGACGAAGATAACGAGTAGGAGAAACGAGATGGAAACTAAAGTAGTCAACTTTAACGGTGGTCGGATCGAGCGAAGAGTAATCAGTCGCCCAGTGTATATCAGGCAAGGTAGGAACAAGGGATGGCGAGACCGAACGGTTGTATGTTGGGTTGCTTATGATCGTAACGGTAACTTTTTGAGGAGCAAGGATAAAGGTCGTACACTGCGGGGGGCTAAAGCTGCTATCACCCGTGCCCACGAGTAGTAATCAGCGTAGGAGAAACGAGATGAGAACGATCACGGAGACAGGCTGCGCTCTCCAGGCGGTACGAAAAGTAAAACAGAACTTCCTACACGTCGTAGGAAAGCACGACACAGTAACTATCCCAATTACGAAGCTCCAAGCCAGAGAGATTTTGATGTCGGAAGTCGGAATAGAAGTAAGAGTAAACGACTCTGGTACTCGTGCCTACTTGGACCAGCAAATCTAGGAGAAGTAAGATGACTGTTGGACTTCTTATCGCGTTAGGCGTCGCAATCGTTGCCGGGTTCATCGGTTGCGTCGTAGCTATCGGTTGTATCATCGAAGACGTAGACGATTAGGAGAGAAGAAATGAATACTGACGTCGAGTATATCGTACTCTACGGTCAACACGACCTGGGTAGCAAAGGCGGCAGGTTTCGTAGGAACGGTTTCGAGAACGCTCTACGCTCCGCCGAACTAATGAAGGAGTGTGGTTACCAGGCAGTGGTTATCGAAAACTGTTGTCAAGTTTGCGGAGAAGTCGCTACGTGTTTTCCTCCGACCCAGCTAGTGTCGGGTTACGAAGATCCAGAGGGTTTCGTTAACCTCTGCGACTCGTGCGCTAAAAACGACGACATCGACCCCAACGAGTATCGAGAAGAGAGAGAATTTTAACGGAGACCGGAAGCATGGAAGCTCTACTCATCGTACTAACTATCACGGCGGTCATTGGTACCGCCGTCTTCGCTTACTTAGTCCTGAAGGAGAACTAGAATGGCTATCCAAACTCGAACGCTGGAAGAAGCGTTTCCCAGCGATAAACAATTTGGATTTTAGGAGAGTCCGATGCGCCAACAGTACACCGTTCGCGAAGCAGCTAAGATTTTGAACGTCTCCCCCAGTTCCGTACGCCACGCGTGCGAGACTAAACGTCTTAAGGCTTATCGCATGCCCGGTAGCTTGGACGACTATCGTATCCTCAAAAAGGATCTGGCCGACTACTACACTAAATACAGAACAAGAGGAGTCCGATGAAACGAGTACTCAAAGCAGACGTCATTCAGTTAGCCTGTCTCAAACGACAGATCAAACGACTCCAAGCCCAAGAGAAGGAGTTAACCGCCAAGCTCATCGAAGCCTTACCAGAAGGAGAGACGGTAATCAGAGACCGTTACGAAGTCCGTTGGACGTACGTATCCGGTCAACCGAAGGTTAAGGATGCCTTCATCGAAGCGTTAGGAGAAGAAGCCTATGAAGCACTACCGCGTACCGAATACCCTAGACTCTCGATCAAAGGAGTGTAGTCATGATTATCTCTGGGACCCTGTCGATAACCGTTCCCCAAGCAGACTACGACAACTTCAAATACTGCGTAGGTCTGATTCTAGATAGGACGCTATCCGAAGCCAAGATGGTAGGAGAATGGAAGTCTAGGTTAGACGTTGCCGTTGACGCCGAAACCGTACGTATCATCGTTTGGTGTAAAGACGTAGGAGCTTACAACGGAAAGTATGCAGAAGAGAGGCACGCCAAAGACGAGCAATTCATCTGCGGTATTCTCAGCTTCATTTTCACTCTACTCACAACGGAAGGAACAACCAATGGTTAATATCGACGAAGACAAGCTCCGTATGTTTCGGATGTACGATGCGGATCTATACCGCCGTATCGAGAACTTGGCTCCGGAAAATCTCATCGTAGAGACGATGAAGAACGTAACAGACAGAGAGTGGACTGCCGTAGCTACTTACATCGGAGATACGGTAAGCGTTTGTATTACCTGTCTCGAAACCCCAGACCCAAAGAGCGGTCTTGAGTTTATTACTTCCATGGCGGAAGTCACCTACTGGAAGTATATCCTTGAGGGTATCCTCGAAACCATCGACGTTATCCACGAGCGTATGCAACAACAAATTACGCAGGAGTCTAACTAAGATGGTAACGTTTGAAGCCGACACCGTTCAAGTAGAGTTTCGCGAAGCTCCCGGTGGCCTAAGAGGTAGGGTTCAAGTTCGTATCTACTTGGACGGTGGAGAAGAAGAACTACAGATCAATAACGTCCGACTCCTAAATCTAGATGGAGTTTGGGTACATACGAAGGATAAAGACTAATGAAACCAAGTGAAGCCGCAGCGATAATCGGCTGCGATGAAAGTCACGTCCGTCGTCTTATTCGAGAAGGTAGTATGGAAGCTACCTACATCGAAGTCAACGGTCGTAAGTTCTACGACGTAACGATGCGAGAGACAAAGCGTGTACGGGATAACGTATCCAATAGAGGTCGTGCCCGTGGTCCGTTAGAAAACTAGTTAGGAGAAGTCCGATGAAGAAGAAAGAAATCAAAGAGGGTGGTCGGTATATCGCAACGGTAAGCGGTAAGCGTACTATCGTCAAAGTCGAGTCGATAGTCAAACGGGAAAAGACTAAGTATCGAAAGGGCGGTACTACCTACCTTTGTATCAACGAAGGTACTGGACGAGAAGTCGTCTTCAAGTCGGCTATGAAGTTCCAACGAGAAGCTCTAGACGGCGAACCCAAACCCGGCAGAAGTAAGAAGGACAAGCCCAGTAAACCGCCCATCGGTAATAAGAGTATCCTCCAGGATAAGCTGGCGTCGAGGAACGGCGGTAGTCATCTTATCGTCGAAGCGTTAGCCGGCACCGGTAAGACCTTCACGATGATCGTCGGAGTCGTTTGGTCGTTAGCCTATAGCCTCTGGCCGTCTCTGATGGACCGGATGCGAGAAGAGACGGGCAACCCTAACCTCGACATCGTACCTAGCGACCAGCAGCAGGCCGTCTGGGACTTCATGCGGAAGTTAGAAGGAAAGGTTACCAACGTCGTCTACTGCGCGTTTAACCGCTCTATCGTTTCGGACTTCGCTACCAAGTGGGGTTTCGTTCCGGACCTTCTCTCTACCGTAGGCATCTACCTCAAGTTCTCTACCGTTAACTCTCTAGGTAACCAAGCGTGCGCGAGAGTCTACGGACGTAAGCCACCTAGAGGCTATCATACGGAGAACATTTTAGCAGAGTATTGGAAGACCGATATTCGAGAGCTCAAGCGTAAAGACTTGGTAACCGTTACGGCTATCTGCCGGCTAGTCGATCTTTGTAAGCTAACGATGACGGGTTGGACCGAAGAGAATGGTTTTGACGCCTCCACCGTAGACTTCGATGCGTTAGATGCTCTCACCTCCCACTTCGACATCGATCTAAACGGCAACCGCGATAAAGTCTACGAAACGGTCCCCACTATCTTGGAGCTGTCGAGAGACGTTAAGCGTTGGAACGAGATAGATTTCAACGACCAGAACTGGTTACCTATCGTTAACAATCTTCCGATACCCAAGTGCGATCTTATTATGGTCGACGAAGGTCAAGACTTACCGCGTTGTAAGCAGGAGTTTGTACGTCGTGCCGGTCGTAACGTTATCGTCGTAGGAGACGTTAACCAAGCCATCTACGGTTTCGCCGGAGCAGACGTCGAATCTATCCCGCGTATGCGAACGCTCCTCAGCGAGTCAGTAGAAACGATGTACCTTACGGAGACTCGACGGTGCGGCAAAGCTATCGTCAAAGAAGCTAACGACGTTCTAGCTAGGTTAGCCGAAGACGGTAGCCAACCAATCTTCGTAGCCCACGAGTCTAATCCTGAAGGAGACGTAGGACTCGCCAAGAAAGATAAGCTGCTCGACTTAGCCGAAGACGGCGACATGGTTCTTAGTCGCGTCAACGCTCCTCTCGTCTCCCACGCTCTCCGCTTTCTTAAGGGCGGTACGAAAGTCGTCATTCGCGGTAGAGAGTTTGGTACGGAGATTATCAATTTCATTAAACGTCTCAAGCCTACCGACATCGGAGACCTTTTGGAGAAAGTCGATAGTTGGTTCGACAAGGAAGCCCAGAAGGAGTCGAAGAAGAAGAACCCATCCGAAGCGAAACTCATCGGCCTGGAGGATAGGGTTAACTGTATCCAAGCGTTCGCAGACTCCGCGAAGAGTATTGACGAGATACTAGAAAACATCTCCAAAGTCTTCGCCGGTAAACGCTGCCCTATCTGCGGACGTACCTACGACGAGTCTACGGAGCGATGCTATAACCGCGACTGTAAGACGGAGACTGACCCTCTTAGCGGTTACCCTTGCGGACCTCGACTCGTTACGCCTAAAGGTATTCTCTTTAGTTCCGTCCATCGGGCTAAAGGCTTGGAGGCGGATAACGTCTTCTTACTTGCGTGCGATGGTTCGATGTTCCCTCACCCGATGGCTAGTAGCAAGTGGCAAGTTCTTCAGGAGTGGAACCTCAAGTACGTAGCCGTCACTAGAGCTATCCAACGTCTCACCTACGTCGTAGAGTAACGACGTTTGTAGTTTGAACCGTCGACTACGTTGTCGGCGGTTAGAGTTTGTTCAAGTTCGATAGGAGAATTAGAAATGGCGAAGCGAAACGTAAACCAGTTGAAGGACGCAGAGAAGTACGCCGTGATTCGAATCTTGGCGCAGAACGATGGTAAGGAGTTCGAAAGTGTCGAGTCTCTTCTTAAGTACCTCCAAGTCAAAACCCAAGTAACGGTAACCCGATACAACCTCCAAGCGATGCTGAGAAACGCCGGTATCAAGATCAAGTTCCGGCATGAGGATGAGGTTAAGAAGAAGTCACCGATGGCTACTCTCTTCAAACGAGTCGACAGCCTCACCGAAGAAGTCGAAGAACTCAAACGTCGGGTAGATACTATCACCAACCTTCTCAAGTAGAACGGAGTCTGGTATGTATTACGTAGTCGTAGACGGTAACCGAAGTTGTAGTCATCGACATCGAACGTTAGACGCTGCGTTGAGTTGCCTCCAACGTAGTAACCGCTCTGGACCGTTCGCTCGTATCGAACGGATTGAAGGTGGTAAAAGGTTTCTACTCAATCGCGAAGAAGCTACCACGCTAATCGGTCTCCGGACGGCGAAGAAACCGAAAGTAAAGTAGCGAACTAGACTTTATACCCCTCTAATAGGGGTAGAAGGTCGAGAAGCTCTGTATTCGCCGTGTAAGCAGCGTTCTCCGCCTAAGTCTATCGAATCGTCGGTAGAATCTAGGCGTGAGTACGCTCGATGTAGGTAGCTTGTACGCGGGATTTTCGGGGTTATCCGGACGTCCCGAAGCTACCGCCGTAGTCTAACGCCCGTATTCGCCGTCTAAGCTCTCCGAAGCCTAGACGAGTCGATAGCCGTACGCGAACGCGAACGCTACGTACGCGGACGAACGAGAGACGACAGACGTGGTTTAAGCCCTAGCCAGTACCGTGAGAGGAGCGGCATTCTCTCGACGGATACCGGCTAGGGCATTTTTCGTTGGATCGCTGCGAGTAACGTCTCGACTCTCCGCGTATACGTGAACTCTCCGCAGCGTTCGAAACCGGCTTGGCGTACTCGTTCGCGTTCGCTTTCTTTAGGTAGCCATTCAGTTATCTTCTCTAGCATCTCATCGAAGTTGTACTGCTCGAAACCGATGTAGTGTTTACCTTCTTCGAACTCCGCTTCCAATCCCGGAGTACGGGGATAGAGTAGGAACGCCCCACGACCTAGCATCTCATAGATTCTATTAGACCAATAATTGGGTGAAGGGTAGGAGTCTCCAACTACGATCTTCACGCGGGACATCCAGCGATTCAAATTCATACCGCGTTTAGTTCGTATATGAAGAAACTTGTAATCGTAGACTTCGTTAAGAGCCTCTACTAGTAGCTTTCGATTGGGATGGCTATACGGAGTAAGCGAACCCACAAACGCTACGTCGTGAGTATATCCCCCAGACTTAACGATGTGATGTTCTGGTCCGTGGATACCTTGACGTAGTAAGCGGTGGTGCGCTAGTCCGTTAGACTCCCAAGCATCTTCGTTACCTCCATCGGTAGTAAAGAGTATATCCGAATGAAACTGCGGAAAGACTTTGTTACGTAAGCCCCAAACTAAATCCCACATCCAACAAGCAGTTACGATTCCTGACGCTCTGAGCTTTGAGATAAGCTCAGCATAGTAGGGGTGGAACGCTTTGGAGAATAGAACTACGTCTGGTCGATAGTGCCTGACTTGGCTTAAGTCGTTTTCTATGGATGGGTCTCTATTAGTAAACTGGATAGGGATAACCTCTACCCCGTGTTGTTGTAAAGCATAACGTACCCAGTTTTCTGTTCGCCAAGCTTCAATGAACTTACCGAAGTATAAAATCCTCACAGCGTCTACCTCATCTTGATAACTAATGGATCGGGATTCTTACCGGTACGTACCAGTTCGGTAAACGCAGCTGCTCTATCTTTCCACTGCTCCGCCCTAGCCCACTCCCAAGCTCTACGACTCTCCGCCGTTAGGTCGGTTTTGTAGATCGACTTACAGGCTTCTACTATCGACTCTGGATCGCACTCTACCCAAGGCATCGTACGTCCTACTTTTTGATACTTGAGACGATACTTAAGACGACGTATCGCAGGTATCTCATTCCATGGAGGAGCGTCAGGAGTTATTACCGGCATCCCGCTAGCCATCGCTTCACTAATCTCTAGCCCGATACCGTCTACGGTATGCGGAGCTAGTAGGACGTCACCTAGGTCGTAGAGGTCGGTTTCTAGTTCTGTACGTTTGTTGTGGTAGATAACATCGTCCGTCCACTTGATGGGAATCTGAGAGCGGATTACTAAAGGCATCTCCGGCCATAGCTCTTTAGCTTGGCGTACGAACTCTGATCCCTTACGACCTTTCCACCCGCCTAGTCCGTTGATGAATAGAAACTTTTCGCATCGTGGTCTTATCCTGAAGGAGAATCTACCAGTGTCTACCGGCCAAGGAAAGTAGGAGCAGGGTAGGGTATCTTTGAGAAGGTTATAGCACTGCTCCGTAGGACAGATAAATTGGTCTACATATTTAGTCCAAGCCTTATGAACGTTTTCGGGTAGCCACTCGACCATAGGGACGCATACGATACGCTTGTTTCGCTCCTGAGCTAGTTCTAAGAGTTGAGGGTAGTAGGGAACTTCGAAGAACAGTAGGACGTCTATGCGGTCTAGAAACTCTACAATCTTCTGCTTGTCGTTACCTCTACAAACGAAGGAGTCGACGTCTGGGTGTAGGGGCTTGGTCACTAGGTTGCGGTGAGGCTTAACCAACCAAGTGTCTATCTCTGCGTAGGTAGCCGTTTGGTAGTTAAGCATACCCAGCCCGCTAGCGCAGTTATAGCCGACTAGTCCGATGCGATAGTTCTTAGGATCTACGCTCCGCTTCGGAGCTTTACTAACTAGCGTCATCGCGTCGAAGTCTTCTCCAGGAAAGGTATTGGCTTTCTGCTGAACGCTGTTCCCTATCGCTGAGACTTCTCCCGTATGCTGTAGGAGAGACGGAGTATGAACTAGCTCTACGCCGTTAGCTTTACGCATCGAGGTTACAACCGCACCGTCTATAGAACGATCATCGTTCTTACGACCACGTGGACGATTAGTCATATGCTCTGCGGCTAGCATCATTCGGAGAGAACGGTTAGAGAATACGAGACCGACGGCACCCTTTCCCATCTGGTCCGAACGATGCCAACCGTTAGTAGGTCGAACGTTATGAGGAAACGTGTAGAGGTTCCAGTATTCGTTTTTGCCTAGCTCGCATGTTTCGAGGTACTGGCGCATGTTTTGTACGCAAACCAAGTCGTCTTGGAATATAGCGTAGCGGTCTGCCTTCGGGAAACGCAGGAGTAGTTCCCACGCGGCGAGAATGAAATTCCCAAAGGCTCCAATCTTTGCTTGTCTCTGGACTACGTGGATAGATGGGCTGATATTCTTCAGCAATCCGGTTTCTCCGTTTCCATCGACGAAGACTACATCGCATTTGAAACCCCCATTAGATAGAGACTCTATCGTGCGGTTTAACAACTCATCGTTGATCCGTTTCGGTACTGTCGTTATTCCCACCGCCCACCTTACTTGCCGCTCGTCTCGCATTACTAATAGCCCTTCTGATCAAAAGTTTTGCCGCGAAACCCCAATAGGGTAAGTCCTGAGCTTTGGCTTCTTCTCTTAACCAATTCTCGATCTTGTCTAGATTCTTCTCACAACCGTCTGGCCCCCAAACGTTCATTAGATGAATACGCGATTTACACTTACACTTCTTCGTAGGGTTGATGCCTAGCTTTCCTAGGAGTGAATGTAGAAAGTCTCCTGGACCTGGCGTCTTAGTTTTCTTTACTACGTCTTGAGCTTTAACTAGATTCTGCCCTGGTCCTACTCCGGTTTCCCAAGCTTCAAAGTATACCTTATTGGTTTGACAAAGTTTTACCCAACGTGGGCCCTTATACATTCGGTGGCGGGGACACCAAATACTTTTACCGGTAGGATCGGGTTTACATTCGCAAGGGTTCATTGAGTTATCGTTACAAATAGAGGGCAGGAGTAGTCATCGTAGTAGAGGCAGTTGTTAGGGTCGGTGTCTTGATCTTCTCGAAAGCAAGGACCTATGTCTGCCTGGACTGTTGTGGGACCCACGTATAGCGTCTTAGAGAACTCGATAGTAAACGGATCACAGTCGGCACTTATAAAATCCCACTCCCAATCGGTTGGTGCTACCGCCATGTCAGGTAGTTCTAAGCAACTACGATCATCGTACTGTCCATGGTAGGGCCACCAACTAAGTTTCCATAGGGCATCGTTTTCGTAGTCGCATCTAAAGAACCATTGGATGTAGTGGTAGGTTGCTCCGGTCTCCGGCCCTGCCGCGCAGGGTAGGTAGTAAAGCTCTACTAAATCAGAGCTCCAGTAAACCATCGAACGGTAGACTTGGTTTATCGTATATTCCTGAGACCAAGGTAGTTGTTCGCAGCAGGGTAGCTCTGAACCCGTACCTGGATCAATCCCCTGAGTTAGAGTTAAAGTTAAGTCTCCGGTGAGACACTCTACTAGGGTAGTTCCTTTACCAGAAGACTTACCGGAGATAGGAGCGTCAGAGATAGGGAATCTAGAAACCATTACTCAAGAGCCTCACAGAAACAACCGGCCCACGGACAAAGCGGATCATGGACCTCATGGTCGGACCACCAGAGAGTATCGAGGTAGATAGGATTAGTGCCGGCGTTAACGATCATAACCTGAGTAGATGCTTCTTTAGGGGGATCATAGCAACGCCAGAGTTCGTAGTGGTATCCGGTAGGGGTTGGTCCTTCGTTTATTCGAAAGGTGGTACGGTCGTATGAGATAGTTACTCGTTTTGTACTGTCTTCGGCTACCGGCATCTGGTTAGTATTACAATCCGGTATTAGCTCTACGTTGTCTGGGTACCATCCTTGCTTTAGATCCCAAAGAGACGCTATCCAAAAGTCGGTACCAGAACCTACGGCAGGACTAGCAGCGAATGAAGCTTTTAGTGCCGGAACGGAAGGACTCTCGTGATAGAACCAGAATTCAATCCAGTTACCTAACTTGATCTCAGCAAAGTAAATATCTAGATAGAACGCTCCTTGCTTATCGTCCAAGACGGTGTTAACTAGAACCGCTCCTTTAGTAATCTTCAAGCGGTGGTCTACTATCTCTGCGATAGTATCGTCTTGTTCGGTATAGTCCGGACCTAGCTCTGACGTGTACGTACCCGTACCGCTGCGAGTAAACTCGTCTTGGAAAATAATACACTCGGAACAACAACACCACCAACCGCTTCCAGCCATTAGGGACACTCCGGCAAGATACAGATCCACTCTTCTTCTTGATGCCAAAACGCCGTACCTCTATCACCTTCGTCGGCGTAGAATTCATACGTATCACTTGAGCCGTCGTGACGAAGAAGGTTGTAAACTTTAATAGAGATACCGCTAGTTCCTGAGCCCGTACCCGTACCACCTTCGGTATGAGCTGTTCCAGGACCGTATTGAACTTCTATAGTAGCCCACCACCACTCATCTTCCTGGGTAAAATCTTCTTCAGCGATCCACCTACAGAACTTCTTCATCCGGGTCGATTCTTCAGAGGGTACGCCCGAAGCTATCCAAGGTCCGCCCTTTGTCCTTAGTACTGGAACGTAGCCCTCTTCAATCTCGTCTTCGCTAACGTTGAATATCTCTCGTTCGATACCTACTTCAGTGATGCTAGGAGTAAGTGGATCTATTCGATAGATGTCGCAGACAGCAGAGCCAGGGGTTGTATCTGAGAGAGCTTGGATACCTTCAGAAGTTACCTTGGCGATGTAGATGTCGTTCGCAGTCTGGCTCTTATCTAGCCACCGCTTCTTTTGGAGGCTATTCATATTACGATACATATGTACTATCCGTCTTAGTACATCTACATCGCTTTCAGAAAGAGTATAAAGAGCGGTCATGGTTTACCTATTTAGGTATAAGAGTCAAACGAAACTTA